CCTTTAAGCGACTTACCTTTTTAGCTATGTATAAATATCCGACAATCTTTACGCTATCGATGGGCAACGGAAAGCAATCGAAGCACACACAAAGTTTTAGAACTAAGCAAGACTTTGAAGAGTGGGAAAATTACCAGCTAATGAACGGCTGGAAAATTATAGATGAGTTTGATTTTAAAGAAGAACTTAGAAATCATATTATACAAAGATTTGGGCAAGAATTTTTTGACAAAAATTGTAATGACTAAAATAGGAAAATTAGAGAGTTATAGATTAGTAGCCGAAAGACTAAACGCCAAAGGTGTATTACCTTTTAGTGCAAGGCAATGGTCGCAAGCTTTAGTACAACAAACCGTTTATGGGAAGGTAAACTACCCAGAGGTATTTGAAGAGCTTAAACAATTAAAATTAGAAAAAACAAAACACTAACCTGTTCTATTTTAGAACAAGTTCAACCTTAAAAATTATGACACCAAAGCAAAAAGCAACCGAGCTAATTAAGCATTTTACTAATGCTCAGGTTAGAACAAAGAAAAGCAAAGAAGAGGCAATAGCCTCCGCGATCCTACACATTGATTTACTTGTAGGAGTTACATTAGGAGAAGACATAGACTACTGGGAAGCGGTGCAAGATGCACTAATAAACACAAACTAAAATGTCAAAGATAACATTTAACCAATGGCAAGCACACTTAGCCAAAGAGCTTAATAAGAACTACATAAAACTTAAACTTGTTAAAAGCGATGAGAGAAACATTCGAGCAATATCAAGAAAGAAATCCTAAGATTTATAAGGAGTTTGTCCACTATACTCACGAAATGATACAAGCTGGACAGATTAAAGTAGGTGCAAAATCAGTTTTTGAAAGAATAAGATGGGAGTCTAAAATTAAACGCAATGATCAATATAAGGTAAACAATAATTTTACCGCTGATTATGCTAGAAAGTTTGAGCAAGACTACCCACATTTTTCAGGAATTTTTGAAAAAAGATTTTGTAAAAGCAAATAGCTTTTTTATATTGCAAAACAATCAGCGAAGTGGGTGAGAGCTCTTCGGTGATTTAGGGTTAAAAAACCAACTAAGCCAGTCTACTCTCTCACGTAGCTGGCTTTTTTATTTTATTATGGCAGCATTTAGAAAAATATCAGTAACCTTTTGGGCTGATTCATTTGTAGGCGAGCTTACTCCAGAGCAAAAGTATTTTTACCTTTACTTAATGACTAATGATAAGACCACACAATGTGGAATCTATGAAACATCATTAAGAAAAATTTGCTTTGATACTGGATACAACTCGGAAACCGTTCAAAAGCTATTAGATTTTTTTCAAGAAAAGAATAAGATTAGATTTTCTAAAGAAACCAATGAAATAGCACTTTTAAACTGGGTTAAGTTTAATGACTCAAATTCTCCTAAAGTTTTGGCTTGTGTAGAAAAAGAACTAAAGAACGTAAAAAATAGAGTATTGATAGAGTATCTATACAGTATGGATACACATCCACAAGAAGAAGAAGAAAAAGAAGAAGAACAAGAAGAAGAATACCAACAAGAAGAAATTTTGTCTTTTAGAGATGAGTTGTTTAATCGATGGTTTTCTTATAAGAAAGAAAAAAAATCCAAGTATACACCTAGCGGAATTAAACAATTATATCGAACTTGGGAAAATAAAAGCGATCAAGAGCTAGAAGAAGCTATTAACAATTCTATTGCAAATAATTACCAAGGAATATTCGAACCTAAAAAACAATTCAATGGAGCTACAAACAACGAACCGAAACTTGGAACGAGCGCAGCAAGAATGGAAGCAATCAAGAACTGGTAACGTAACGGCAGACGTTATAATTCAAGCAAGAAGCACTCAGACTTTGCGTCTAAGACACGAAGAAGACCTTAAACAAGTCTTACGCTATGCAATGGTTTTAGTCGGCCTTAGAGGCAATAATATGCCAACCGAAGAGGAAAAGTTTGTCTTGCTAAATTTTATTCGATCAAACTTTGGAAATCAAACACCAGAGGAAATAAAGCTTGCCTTTGATTGGGCGGTAAGTGGTAAGCTAAACGTGGATGCTAAGTGCTACGAAAACTTTTCTTGTGAATACTTTGGGCGAATAATGAAAGCTTATATCGACTACGCTAGGCAAGAGACAATAACCGTTTCGCAAGTCGAGGAGGTATTAAAGGAAATTCCTAGCGACGCAGACTTAAAGATGGCAGCGATTAACTCGGCTAATATGTATGCTCAAGAAATGATTAGATGCCATGAGCGAAATATAAAAATGAACTGGATAGCCGGTGGCCTCCACGTTTTATACGACTACATCGTAAAGTTTGGGATCTACGAGGCAAGCCTTGAGGATAAACAAAGGATTTACGCTAGTAACATAAACAAATTTGCTGACAAAGAAGAACTTGTTATGGCCTGCAAAGCTATGTGCTACAAGGAATTCATAGAAAACTTAGCAGACTTTAAAGCGTATATTACGGAAGACGGACAAATTAAACCTATCGAATAATGATAACGATACTAGGTCAAGTCCCAAGCAAATCTAACGGATATAAAATAGGCAATAACCGGCTTTATAAATCAAAGGAGCTAAAAGATTATGAGCAAAGATTTATTTGGCAATATGCAGCATCAACCGGTAGGCAAATTGAGACGATCAAAGAAAAATTTTCCATTGAAATTTTAGTATATTTTCAATCAAACCGAAGCGACCTTGACAATTCCGCAAAGATTATACTAGATTGTTTACAAAATTGCAAAGCAATCGAGAACGATAGGTTATGCCATAGGCTAACAATGCATAAATTTATAGATAAGGTAAACCCTAGAATCGAATTTGAAATTACAAAGCTATGAAAACAATAAACTCACTAAGTGGAGGCAAGACATCTAGCTATCTAGCAAAACATTTTCCAGCAGATTATAATTTATTTTCTTTGATTCGTATTGAAGATAAGAGATGCACTCCAAAAGATTTGAAGCTAGTTCAATTTATATCAGATAAAATAGGGCAAGAATTTATAGCAACTGCTGAATCTGACATAACACTAAAGGCAGTGATTGATCTAGAACAATTAATAGGAAAAGAAATTATCTGGGTAACTGGTAGAACATTTGAGCAAGTTAATCGCAAAGCAACTGGAGGCAAAGGATTACCCAATCAGCAATGGAGATTTTGCACTACCGAAATGAAGATGCGGCCTATTTGGGATTGGTGGTATAAAAATATCAATGAGAAAGTTAAGATGGGCATCGGGTTTAGATACGATGAAATGGAAAGAGCTGATCGCTTATCAACTATATTTAAGGGAATTGTAGGACAATCAGTAAATGGCCGTAACAAATGGGAAGAGATAGAATGGCGAGAGGGTTATTTTCCTTTGATAGAGAATAGAATTACTCATTACGATGTAAAAAAATGGGCAGATTCAACTACTTTAATTTTTCCTGCTGATTCTAATTGCGTTGGATGCTTTCATAAACCAATGCAACAACTTAGAAAGAACTGGGACTTAGAACCAAATAAAATGCAATGGTTTGCAGAGCAAGAAAAGTTTGCCACTTGGAAAAAAGAAGGATCATATTTTCAATTTAAAGAAATAGGATTACAAATGGATTTTAATTTTGGCACAGGTTCTGGATGCCAAGCAGGATTTTGTACCGACTAAATAATAGAATATGCTAACTACAAGCGAAACCAAAGCTATCGAATGGATAGATGCACAATTGCTTAAGCCTAACCAACGATTTATGCTTAAGGAAGGTATTTATATTAACGACTTGCATTCGTGTCTTAAATCGCAAAAGGAACGAATCGTATTTGGAATAGACCCGCTAAAAAGATTAGCATTCTTAAGAGTACGAGAAATTAAAGATTATCTAAACCAAAAATACAAATGACACAAGAAGACAAAGACAAAGCACTTACTTATTTCACAATGTGTCAGGCTTTGATTCATATAATCGAGGATGAGTGGATAGGAAACCCAGCAAACAAACAAAGGGTTAAGTCGATCACTAACCAGCAACTAACCGAGCTAAATAAGGTAGTCGAAATACTATTACCTAGAGGCGATTATAGTGAGGAAGGCATGAGAGTTACCGAGCAGTTTGTAGACGCTGCGGAGGCAATGCTTTATTTTTATAAAATCGGGATTCAAATGGCAAGACTTGATGACACAAAAAGAGAAACTCTGAATACTCAAATGAACATTTTGCTAAAATCTTATGGGGTTAATGTTGAATAATTTATACTTTAATACATATAATTTAGGTTAATGTTGGAATATTACATCTTTTTGAATATAAAATAAATACTTACAAATTTTGTTTAATCTTTTTTTTTCATTAAACTTTGCAAAACTAAAACGAAATGAACTACGTAGAGCCTCACGAAAAACTTAGTTTAGTCAATCATCCTAAGCACTATCAAGGTAACGGAATTGAAGTTATAGATATAATAGACTCGTTTGAGCTAAACTTTGCTTTAGGAAATGCAATCAAATACATTTTAAGAGCTGATAAGAAAGGCAATAGAAGGCAAGACCTCGAAAAGGCTAGGTGGTATCTTAATAGGGAAATAAGCAAATCAATATGAAACTAATCGTAAAAGGAGCAGGAGTCTATGAGGCTGATACCTTATGGCAATTAATAATAGAAGTTTTAAAGCATCGCACTTGGCATTTGTTCAAGCACGGAAAATGGATGGACTAATGAAACCAGACGAGAGAGCTGCATCGCTAATGAATAACGCTTATTATTTTACAGGTAATAAGATGTTTGCTAGGGAGCTTTGCCTTTATATGTGCGGAATGTTTGGCGAGTATTGCCAAAAAGCAGACGATAAGATTTACTGGAAATTAGTAGCCGAAAATATTTATCTACTCTAATGGACCATATATACTCACGTCATAAGCACTGGGTTTCAATTGTTAAAAAGTTTGGCGAGGTCAATTACGCCGAAGACGTAGTCCAAGAAGCATACATTAAAGTTTATGGCAAAGATATTAACGAGGCTTATTTTTACTATACGCTTAGAAGTCTTACGATGGACTTACATTCCAAGAAAGTGGTTAAGGTAGAAGTAACACAGGACATTGAGTATAGTTTAAGAGAAGATGAAAGCAACGATCTAGCAGAAGAACTAGCCCAGCCGTTTATTGAGTTTATTGATACGTGGGATTGGTATGATAAAAAGCTATTTATGCTTTGGGTAAACAATCGAATTTCAATACGTAAATTATCAAGGGAAACGAACATAGGGTTTATGAGCGTTTACAATACCATTAAAAAATGTAAATTAAAATTAAAGTTATGGCAAGAAAATCAAACAAAGAATTAATTGACGTAGAGCCTAAAGAGGTAGCTACATTCTCAAACGCTCAAGGGTTAGGTGATACCATTGAGGCGATTACAACCGTTACAGGAATTAAGAAAGGTGTAGAAATGCTTTCTAAAGCATTAGATTGGGACTGCGGATGTGATGAACGGAAAGAGAAACTAAACCAGCTTTGGTCTTATCGTAAACCTCAGTGCTTAAATCAAGAAGACTATGAATACCTAAAAGAGTTTTTCTCTAAGCCACAGAATGAGATAGTTCCACAAGTACAATGGGAGTTATCGGATATTTACTTTAGAATATTCAATTTTCGTTTAGAGCAATCTAGTTGCGCTTCATGCTGGAGAGATTACATTTCGCAAATAAGACAAGTTTATAATGTATTTAAACAAGACAATAAATAATGGAAATTAAAAAAATTAGCGAAGTTAAACTTAATCCTAATAATCCAAGATTAATAAAGGATGATAAATTTAAAAAGCTAGTTCAATCCATTAAAGACTTTCCTGAGATGTTATCAATCCGACCTATTGTGGTTAATAAGGATATGATAATTTTAGGAGGCAATATGAGATTTAGAGCTTGTAAAGAAGCGGGTATAAAAGAAATACCAGTTATTGTAACCGATTTAACAGAAGATAAGCAAAGAGAGTTTTTAATTAAAGACAATACAAGCGGAGGCGAATGGGATTGGGATATGATTGCAAACGAATGGGATTCAGATGAGCTTGAAGCATGGGGATTAGATTTGCCTGTATTTGATATAAAGGATGAAGGCGAAGCCAATGATGATGGATACGAAGCACCCGAAGGTGGAGTTGAAACAGATATTGTAATAGGTGATATTTTTGAAATAGGTCAGCACAAATTAATTTGCGGAGATTCTACACAAACGGATACTTTTGCAAAATTATTTGATGGTCAATTAGCTGATATGGTTGTAACAGACCCTCCATATAATGTAGCTTATACTGGCAAAACAAAAGATGCTTTAACTATTGAAAATGATAATATGAATGATAAAGATTTTTATCAATTCCTATATGATTTTTACACAGCTTTAGGCTCTTATTCAAAAGCTGGAGGAGCTTGGTATGTTTGGCATGCAGATTCAGAAGGTGCTAATTTTAGACAAGCAATGAAAGATGCCGGCATAATGGTAAAGCAATGTTTGATTTGGGTTAAAAATAGTATGGTAATGGGAAGGCAAGATTATCAATGGAAACATGAACCTTGTTTATATGGATGGAAAGAAGGTGCTGCTCATCAATGGTATTCAGATAGAAAACAAACAACTGTTTTAGATTTTAATCGACCTTCAAGAAATGCAGAACATCCTACTATGAAACCAGTCGAGTTGTTTGCTTATCAAATTAAAAATTCATCAAAGATTGGAGATATTGTAGCAGATGCTTTTGGTGGTTCTGGTACCACAATGGTTGCTTGTCATCAATTAAATCGCAAGGGATACCTTGTTGAATATGACCCAAGATATTGTCAAGTAATTTTAGATAGAATGATAAAGCTAGACCCTAGTCTAACGATTAAGAAAAACGGACAACCTTATGACGTACAAAGCAAGTGATTTAGAAAAGTTATCTATTGAGGCAATACAAAAATATAGATTATTTTTTATAGATGATATTATAGCCTATTTGCCTTGTTCAAGAGCTACGTTTTATAATCATGGTTTAGACAAATTAGACACTATAAAAGATGCACTTACGCAGGTAAGAACAGAAATAAAAGTTTCAATGCGTTCTAAATGGTATAAATCAGATAATCCAACTTTACAGATGGGATTAATGAAACTTATCGCAAGTCCTGATGAGTTGCGCCAGTTGTCAATGAGCCACGTGGAAAGTAATAATAAAGTTCAGATTGAGGATTTCGATATAAAAGATATCATAAAATTTAAGTGATAGAACTAAATACTAAATACGTTCCGCTATTCGAAAGCGATTCTCGCTACTTTGTAATTACTGGGGGAAGGGGTTCGGGCAAATCGTTTGCTTTAAACTCTTTCCTTTTGCTTTTGACGTACGAAGTCGGACACGTAATACTATTTACTCGTTACACTTTAGTTTCGGCTCACGTGTCAATTATCCCAGAGTTTGTAGAAAAGATAGAGATGGCTGGGCTAGAATCGGATTTCTACATCACAAAGGATGAAATCATTAACACCCGCACCAATTCAAAGATTTTATTTAAGGGCATTAAGACTTCGAGCGGAACTCAAACCGCAAACTTAAAGTCTTTATCGGGTGTCACTACGTTCGTGCTTGACGAGGCAGAAGAATTAGTAGATGAAGACGTATTCGATAAGATAGATTTCTCAATCCGTAATAGCTACAGGCAGAACCGAGTTATACTTATCCTTAACCCGACCACCAAAGAACACTTTATTTATAACCGATTCTTTGAAGAGAAGGGAGTGCAAGAGGGAACGTCTTTAACCAAAGGCGATACAACCTACATACATACTACGTACAAAGATAATTTAGAATATCTTAGTGAATCATTCCTTAATCAAATAGAGAATCTAGAAAAGAATAATACACGAAAGTACCAGCATACGATTTTAGGTGGATGGCTAGACAAAGCCGAAGGCGTGGTATTTACTAATTGGAAATTTGGAGACTTTAATCCTGACAATTTACAAACCTCATTCGGCCAAGACTTTGGATTCTCAATAGACCCGACCACGCTAGTAGAAGTAGCCATCGATAAGAACAAAAAGCGCATCTATGTTAAGGAGCATCTCTACAAACCTAAGCTAACGACTAGCGAGATAGGGCATATCAACAAACGAATATGTGGTAAAGGATTAATCGTAGCGGATAGTGCAGAGCCTAGACTAATTGCCGAGCTTTCATCTCAGGGTTGTAACATAATAGCAACCGAAAAAGGAGCTGGAAGTATTACCGCTGGGCTTGCTCTTATGCAGGATTACGAATTAATTATAGAACCTAACTCACAAAACATTGGAAAAGAACTCAACAATTACATTTACTCAGATAAAAAATCTGGGCTTGTGGTCGATAACTTTAACCACGCTATCGATGCCATACGTTACAACGTATTCTACCAGCTATCAAATCCAAACTCAGGTAAGTATTTTGTCTACTAATACAAAAAACAACAATTAACGTTTATACATTATGAAGCTAGAACTGAATGTTCCTACAAGCCTAAATGAAATTTCTTTAGAAAAGTATCAGAAATTTTTAAAAATTGCTAAGGAAAACGAAGAAAGTGAATTTTTGCATCAAAAGATGGTGCAAATTTTTTGCGGTATTGAATTAAAGGAAGTTGCCAATATTAGGCATCGAGATGTTGTTGAAATAACAGCGCAACTGGGAGCATTATTTAATGCAAAGCATAAATTTATTAACACGTTCAAAATGCGTGGAATTGAATATGGCTTTATTCCTAATCTTGATGAAATAACACAGGGTGAATATGTTGATATTGATACCTATGTTGGTAATTGGGATAATATGCATAGAGCTATGGCGGTACTTTATAGACCAATAACTCAAAAGCAATTTAATAGATATTCAATAGAAGAATACAAGGGCTCTGATGTTTATGCGGAGGTGATGAAAAATGCGCCAGTTGATGTAGTTCTTGGAGCGATGGTTTTTTTTTATCATTTAGGGAAAGAATTATTGAAAAATACCCTGACTTATTTGGAGGAGAACCCAGCGATAATGAATATAGTGAACAAGCACAATTTGGCAAACGATGGGGATGGTATAATTCCATCTATGCACTCGCTCAAGGAGACGTTAGAAGATTTAATGAAATTTCAAAACTTCCACTTAACCAGTGCTTAACATTTTTAACGTTTGAAAAGCAAAAAACGAATTTGGAAATTAAAATGATAAATAAGAAATAATGAATGGATATTATTATGTCGTAAAAACTTTAAAGGATTATTTGAAGTCAAATGATTTCATTAATACCGTTAGTATTGGAGATATTTTTACTATTGATTTAAGCAAGCAAACTATTTATCCTTTAGCTCATATCATTGTAAATAGTGCGCAACTTGCAGAAAGTACTACGTCTTTAAATCTATCAATTCTTTTTATGGATTTAGTAGACGAAAGTAAGGCTGAGATCACAGACGTTTGGGAAGGCAATGACAATGAGCAAGATGTTTTAAATACACAACTTGCTTTAGCTTCTAAGCTAACCGCTGATTTAGTAAGGGGTTATCTATATTCTAATTTAATACAAGTAATTGGAGAGCCAAGCGCAGAACCTTTTGTTGATAGATTCGAAAACAAAATAGCAGGATGGACACTAACGTTTGACGTTACTATCCCAAATGATATGACATTATGTTAATAGAGTTAAAGAAAACTTCTGAGCTTTTAGAAAAATATAAAAATTATGTAGTTCAACAATCGAGGGCAAACCTAACTAAGCTCAAGAAAAAAAATACATTAAAATTATATCAAAGCATAAAAGGTGAAGTTTTAACTGAAGATAATTACTCTTTGATTGGGTTTACGATGGAAGAATACGGATTCTATCAAGATCAAGGAGTAAAAGGATTAAATGGGAAATTTCAAACACGTAATGATTATAAAAAAGAAGGTTTTCAATTTGGCAAAAAAAAGGGAGTAAAAGGAGGGTTAACATTAGGGATTGAAAAATGGGTAGTACAAAAAGGAATACAATTTAGAGATAAAAAAACTGGAAGGTTTTTGACTTATAAATCTACTGCCTTTTTAATTACTAGAAGTATTTATCAAAAAGGATTAAAGCCCAGTTTATTTTTTACTAAACCGTTTATTAGAGGCTATCAAAAATATATTGAAACAGATTTGATGAAAGCTTACGCCCAAGATGTAGAAACTTTAGTAGGATATAATTTAAAAAGAATAAAATGATAATTAACGCAAGAAGCCCGTACATAATTACCGTTAATGAAGCAGGACAAATAGGCTCATTAGTTCAATTATTTATTGCAGCTGGTGGTTCATCACTACCGGGAACTGCAACCTATACCCTATCTAAACGCTCCCCGTCTGCAACTCAATTACGTAACGATTATAATATCTCTCAGTATTTAAGAGAATATATAAACACTATTTCTCCAGCTGATAATTCAAATACTATTTTTTCTAAAGTAAATATTATTACTTATAAAGAAAACACACCGGGCGATTATACAACGGTAAGTAACACCAATCATTTTGCAGTAAATGGCTATACTTTGTATACCGATGGCTATAATAAAACAGATGCAAGCGAGTTATTTGTTTGCCTTGCAAATCCTAATATAGAAATTACCTATCAAGAAGGTATTGCGTCTTCTAAATATCCTTTTATAAATGCTTTGGTAGATTTTACTGGAAGCAGTTTTAGCAAAGTAGATGTATCCTATAAGGATATGAACGGACGTAATGAGATAGTAGTTTCCTACGATACAAATACAATATCAGTAATTAAAATTCCAGTTCGAACTACATCGACTAAGTTTGATCAAGGTAATACGGTGACTTTAAATTGGAAACCGGAAGGCACTACGGTAGGCATTTCTAAAACGTTTACGGTTACTCCAATCTGCGAGCCAAAATACACACCAGTACAATGTCAATTTATTAACCGATATGGAGGCTGGCAGTTTATGACTTTTTTTAAGGCTAAATCAGAGGCGATAAATGTCATGGGTACACCTTATAATGTATTGCCAGATTCGGTCAATTATAATGTAAAGAAAGGGCAATCTGATGTATTTAATATCAACGGCAAGCAAAGCATAAAATTAAATACAGGATGGGTTAATGAAAATTATAGTGAGTTAATTCAAGATTTGCTTTTAGCTGAGACGATTTTATTAGACGATGTTCCGGTTTTACTTAGGACTCAATCAACCGATATTAAAACCTCGCTTAAGGATAGGAATATTAACTACGAAATGGAGTTTGAATACGCATTTAATCTTATTAATAATGTAATTTAATGATAGTAGTAGGGGTTTACATTTACGATGAGAATGGTAATTCTAGGCGAGTTGATCTTTTCAGTGATGAAAAAATTAGCGTATCGTCTAGCGTCCAAAACATTGCGGATATATCTAAGGTTTTTACAGACTTTAGCCAATCTTTTACTGTACCTGCAACAAAAAATAACAATGCAATATTTAAGCACTGGTACGAAAACGATGTAGACAATGGCTTTGACGCTCGATTGAGAAGAAATGGATATATAGAGCTAGACACTATTACTTTTAAGATTGGTAAATTTCAATTACAAAAGGCTCAATTTAAAAATGGTAATATTGATAATTACCAGATTACATTTTTTGGCTCAATCGTTTCACTAAAGGATAAATTTAATAGCTTAAGCCTAAAAGATTTAGACTATTCAGCTTTAGATTTTAACTACACTGGCTCGAACGTAAAGGATAGAGTAGAAGGTTTAGTAAATTCAGATGTAAAATTCCCTTTAATATCGTCAAAAAATATTTGGCAATGGAACACAAACGGGGCTGTAGAAAAAGATTGGGATATTTCAAAGAGTGCGACTCCGATTTACCATACTGATTTATTTCCTGCGGTTAGATTAAGTGCTATATTTAATGCAATATCCTCTAAACTAGAAGACGTTACATTTTCAGGATCATTTTTAAATTCCGATAAATTTAAAAGAGCGTTTTTATGGTTTAAAAACAACAATGAAATATCGGATACCTTTGCACCTAAAAATATAAACTTTAATAGCGTAACCGCTACGACTGGATTTACTAGCTCATTTAATACAACTGATGACGAATTAAATTTTGTTCAGCCAATTTTTCCTTTATATGTAGCGGAATCTGCTTTAAGAATTACTTTTAGCGACCCAAGTGTAGGTGAAGACCCTACTAATTTTACAATTTATACTTATAAAGATGGAGTTAAAGTAAATGAGCAAAGCTACGTTACCGAAACCACTCAAATGTATATTCCTTTGCCTTTAAGTGGCACTGGCAAATATCAATTTAAAATTAACTCGGATGCGTCGGTAACTTTTACAAGCACTTATACTTTAAGAGTAAACACTATTCCATTTTATGGAAGTGCTTTTTTCCAATTAACTGCTACTCAGTCTACGGCTCAAACGTCTTCTGCTTCAATTAACTTGCCATTCTTTGCGCCTGAATTAACACTAGAGGATTTCTTTAGTGGTGTTTTAAAGTTATTTAATTTGACCTGCTATTCTGAAGATGGCACAGATTTTAAAATCGAGCAGTTAGAAGACTGGTATTTAAATGGTAGGGTAATAGATTTAACCAAGTACACGACTAGCGACAATATAGACATAGAAAAAACTCAAATTTATAAAAATATTAAATTTAAGTTTGCAGAATCTAAAAACATATTAGCCACAGAATACCTATCAAGAAGCAAAACTCCATACGGTGATTTGCTTTATACGATGGATGTAGACGGCTCGGAATACTCAGTAGAATTACCTTTTGAAACCTTTCAAATGCAAAAGTTCACAGGAACTAATTTGCAAGTAGGTACATCGGTAGATATTAATTTGAGCCCTATTATTCCAGGCCCAGTGTTGCTTTATGATTATGGCACTATAAGATCGCAAGATTTCTTTTTTAATAATGGCTCATCTACTAGCAAAGTTTTAACCTATAACCTATTTGGGCAGGACACTAATATAGGTGGCGAAAATTACACCTTAAACTTTGGGGTGGAGCAATCGACCTATACTAATAGACTAGAAACAAACTCTTTGTTTGCAAATTATTATGAAGAATATTTGAGTAATATATTTAGCAAAAAATCTAGGTTAGTTTTTATTAAAGCTATTTTACCAATTGGTATTTTGACTAGCTTAAAACTAAATGATAGAATTATCATTAGTGGCAAGCGATATATTATTCAGAGTTTCACTACAGATTTAACAAGTGGCGAAGTAAATTTTGAACTAATTACTGATTTTAGAGATACGGTTGGAGTTATTCCAAGCACAAAAGATTACTCAAGTTTAGATTATTCACCTTCAGATTATAACGCATAAAAAGATGTTAAAGCAACAAGTATTAGATTTAATAGCAGCTAATTTAGCAACTGGCTCAAACATAACGGCAGCAGAACACAGAGCCGTTGAGGAAGCCATAGTAGATTACGTAGGACTTCCAACCGTAGCTTATGGAAGAATTGGGCCTATAGATATAGCGGATTCCACAACAAGCTGGTCAGTTACTGGTAATTTATCGAGTGCTACAAGAGTGGGTTCAGTATCAGGTAAATATGTTCAAATAAGAGTAACGATTCCATCAGGTCTATTAACTTCTACAAATTTTAAAGTTAGAAGCGAAGTAGAATCAGCAAGCGCCTCACCTAATTTAGATAATGATATGTTAGGAGTTTTGTTTAGAAAAGATGGTTCAAGTACAACTACCTTTGATATTTTATTAGAGGAAATTACTGCCCAGACAACATCAATTTACGTTCACGTTGAAGTGATTCAATTATGATAAGTCTAATTTTAAAAATGCTAATGATGCAAAATCATTATAATTCAATTGAAGAAATTGAAATAGCAAAAGGAAAATACGAATTACCTAAAACATTTACTGCGGCATTTCAACAAATTAGAAGGCAATGGAAAAAAAGAAAGTAGAAATTGAAATTAAGAATAACTTAGATGATGTTAGTAATAAGTTAGACGATGTAGTAGTAAAGGTAGATGAGGTAGTTGAATCCACTAAGGAAACCAATAAATCTTTTAAAGAAGCCGAAAAATCAGCTAATTCTTTAGCTAAAGGTTTTTCTGGTATTGGACTTGCTGTTAAGGCAATGGGTATCGGATTGCTAATGAAAGGATTTGAATTACTTTCGGATGCATTCCAACGTAACCAAAAAATAGTTGATACTTTATCAGGTATATTTGAGACTATTGCAATTACTTTAAATCAAGTAACTAATATAATTGTAGGAGTTGTTGATAAAGTAAGCAAATCTAGTAAAGGATTTGAAGGTTTAACAAATGTAATTAAAGGATTATTAACGCTTGCTTTGACTCCTTTAAAAGCTGCATTTTATGGTGTAGGAGTAGCAATTTCAGAAATACAATTAGCTTGGGAACAATCACTTTTTGGAGACAAAGACCCAAAGCAAATTAAAGTTTTAATTGACAGACTTAACTATTTTAAGGTTGGCTTAAGAGAAACGAGAGTTGATGCAGTTGAAGCAGGAAAAAATATAGCATCAAATTTAGGCAAAGCAGTATCTGAAATTGGTCAAGTAGTTCAAGGATCAATTGAAGGCATAAGTCAAATAGATATTGAAGCTAATAAAAGGCAAGCAGAAAATTTAGTTAAAGTTAGAAAAGCGGCTCAATTAGCGGTTGCACAGCAGCAAGGATTAGTTGAACAATATGACAGAGAAGCTGAGCTTCAAAGACAAATAAGAGATGATGAATCCAAAAGTATTACAAATAGGAAAAAAGCAAATACCGAATTAGGTATTATATTAGAAAAGCAAAGAGTTGAAATGACAAAGCTTGCGGATTTGCAAGTAGCAGCAGCAAGAGCAGAGGTTAAAGCTTTAGATAATCAGGCCAATCAAATTGCTTTACAAGAGGCATTAAATAATAAAAAAGCAGTAGCAGCTCAAATCACGGGTTTAGAGTCAGAACAAAAAGTAAATGCTGTTGCATTAAATAAAGAAGAGCTTGAACTTCAAAAATCTATTAATGATGGTAAGGTTGAAGCATTAAATGTTCAAGAGCAGTTTAATGCAGATTCAATCAAAAACGATGAAGCAAGACTAGCGTCTCAAAAGAAAGCACTTGAAGAACAAAGAGTAAGGGATTTAGCCAGTATTCAGCAAACAATAGATTCTTATAATGAGGGGACTCAAGCTAGAGCTGATGCTGAAACAGCTTTCTTATTAAAAAAGACAGAAATTGATAATGCGATTGCAGCAAAAGATGTTGAAATTAAAAATGAGTCTTTAAATAGACAATATGCTTTTAATGAATTAGTAATTAATAATGAGCGGTCTGCTTTACAAGCACAACTAGAAGCTTTAGATGCTCAAAATGCAATTATTAGAGAAAGAGAATATGCAAATGAAGCTGAAAGAACTCAAGCTTTAAAAGATAATACAGATAAGCGTATTGCAATAGAAAGATCATATAGAGATGCAAGGATTGCTGCTGAATTACAATTTGTTGATGCTATGCAAGGTGCTCTTTCTGCACTAGGATCATTATTTAAACAAGGTAGTGATGAGGCAAAAGCCTTTGCATTAATTGATATTGCTATTGGTACAGCTAAAGGATTTGTTCAAGGTTTAGATATTGCACAAAAAAGTGCAGCGGCAGCAGGACCGGGAGCAGCATTAGCATTTCCAATATTTTATGCATCTCAAGTTGCAGCGGTTCTAAGTGCAGCTGGTAGAGCAAAATCAATTTTAGAATCAGGTGATCCCAATAGCGGAGGAGGTGGCAGTGCTCCTGCATCTGCTCCTGCTGTACCTAATTTTAATGTAGTAGGTGCTTCTGGTGTAAATCAAATAGCTCAAACATTAGGAAGAGATTTACCACCAGTTAAGGCATACGTAGTGGCAAACGATGTCACATCTGCTCAAAGTTTAAATCGTAATATAGTTTCAAGTGCAACTCTTGGATAATGAAAATATAACAAAACAAAATTTAAACGTTTATAGGTCATGAGAATTGTTGAACTTGTAATAGAAAAAGATTTAGATGGGATTGAAGCGGTTAGCTTGGTGGATTCACCAGCTATCGAAGAAAACTTCATTGCTTTAAATAAGGAATACAAAATAGAGTTTGCTGAGGTAGATGCTGAAAAGCGTATTCTTATGGGTGCTGCTCTTATTCCTAATAAGCAAATCTATCGTAAGAATGGCAAGGATGAGTTCTACGTTTTCTTTAGTGAGGCAACGGTTAAGCAAGCGAGCGAGTTATTTTTAAAGAATGGTAATCAGTCAAACGCAACTTTAGAGCATAAGGCTAAATTTGACGGGGCAACGGTGGTTGAGTCTTGGATTATTGACAACCCAGACATGGATAAGTCTAAGCAGTACGGCTTTAGTTTACCAAAAGGCACTTGGATGATTTCTATGAAGATTGAAGACGATAAGGTTTGGAAGCAAGTAAAGGAGGGTAAGTATAAAGGATTCTCAATAGAAGGATATTTTGCAGACAAGCTAGAGATGGCTGAAGAGGTAGCTTTAGAATCTTATTCTGATTATGGTAATGACGTTAAAAACAATGCTCAAAAAGGTATTGAATTAAACGAAAGAAATGGCAATAAGTGCGCAACTCAAACCGGAAAGGTAAGAGCGCAACAACTAGCCAAAGGAGAACCAGTTTCGGTAGAAACGATTCAAAGAATGTATTCTTATTTAAGTAGAGCGGAAACATATTATGATAATGCAAGCTCACAAAACGATTGCGGATATATTAGCTTTTTATTATGGGGCGGTAAGTCAGCTCTTAGCTGGTCAAGAAATAAATTAAGGGAATTAGATTTATTAACATTAGAAGAAGAAAAAATAATTAATCAAATAATCCAAATAATTAAAGATGGCAAATAAAAACAATAGCCCCAAAGACTCATCTCGTGCTTGCCTATGCGAAGATGGAACTTATTCAAAAGAGTGCTGCGAAGGCGAATTAATTAATCAAGGCGTAGGTGCTTTAGTTGCCCAAGCTAGCTCATCGGTTGTAAATACAAATCAACCAAGAGTAATTGAAAGAGTAAATTAATTAAATAAATAAATAAAAATGGAATACAAGAACACATTAAACAAAATTAAAGCTGTTCTTTCTATGGAGGTTAAGCTCGCACAAATGAAGTTAGAAGACGGAATCACCGTTATCGAAGCAGAATCATTTGAGCCTGATTTCTCTGTAGGAATTGTAACGGCGGACGGTATTGTACCGATGCCAGTAGGCGAGTACACGTTAGAAGACGGAATGATTTTAGTAGTAGCCGTAGAAGGTATCATTGCTGAAATTAAAGAAGCTAAAGCAGAAGCTGAAGTTGAGGTTGAGGTTGAGGTCGCTCCTGAAGAGGTAGTTGCTCCAGAATTAGCTGAAGAAGCTCCAAAGGCTAAGCGTATTGTAGAATCAGTTTCAAAGGAAACTTTCTTTGCTGAGATTGAGAAATTACGTCAAGAATTTTCATCTATCAAAGAAGAAAACAAAGCTTTGAAAGCGGAAAATGAGTCTTTAAAATTAGAGATGTCATCTATCGAAGAAGGCGCTGAGCCTTTAGCTCATAACCCAGAAGCTGCAGTTTCTCAAAAGCAATTTAAAATTTCAAAAAACAAAGTAGGATCAATTCAAGATTCAGTATATAATAGAATTTTTTCAAAATAATTATTAAACAAATAAAAAAATGCCAACTAGCACAAGTATTACTACAACTTACAGCGGTGAATTTAAAGACCAAATTATCGCTGCTGCATTATTATCAGCTCCAACTATCGAAGCTGGTGGTATCACTGTTAAACCAAACATTAAGTACAAAGAAATCATCAAGCGTTTATCTACAGATGATATTTTAAAGAACGCAACTTGCGATTTCGATGCTACTTCAACAATCACTTTGACTGAGCGTATTATCACTCCAGAGGAATTCCAAGTTAACTTACAACTTTGCAAGAAAGATTTCCACTCGGATTACCTTTCTGCACAACAAGGTTTTTCTTCATTTGATGTATTGCCAACTTCATTCCAAGATTTCTTGGTAGCTCACGTAGCTGCTAAAGTTGCTGCAAAGAATGAGACAAATATCTGGTCAGGTGTAACTGCTAACGCAGGTGAGTTTGATGGCTTTGCTACTTTATTAGCTGCTGATGCTGCTTTACCAACTGCTAACGAAGTTGCCGGTACAACAGTTACTGCTGCTAACGTAGTTGCTGAAATGGGTAAAATCGTTGATGCTATCCCTGCTGCTCTTTACGGAAATGAAGACTTATATATCTACGTATCTCAGAACATGGCTCGTGCTTACGTTCGTGCTTTAGGTGGTTTTGGTGCATCTGGTTTAGGTGCTAACGGTACAAACGCTTTAGGAACTCAGTGGTATAACAATGGTTCTCTTTCTTTTGATGGCGTTAAAATCTTTGTAGCAAACGGAATGGGTGCTAACAAAGCAATCGCTACAACTAAAGATAACTTATACTTTGGTACTTCTTTATTGTCTGACCACACTGAAGTTAAGGTTATTGATTTAGCAGACATCGACGGCAGCCAGAATGTTCGCGTAATTATGCGCCTAAGCGCCGGTGTTCAGTATGGTGTAGTTCAAGACATCGTCACATACGGAATTACAAATTCCGCAAATTAGTAGAAATTAATAGCACCTCGTTAATTCGGGGTGCTTATTTTAAACATTATAAATAAATAATTATGTGCGATATTTCTTTAGGTAGAATTGAGCCTTGCAAAACGAGTAATGGTGGATTGAAAGCCGTTTACTTTGTTAACTGGGGTGATGCAACTGGTTATACTTATGATGTGACGAATACCGACGCAATTTCTGCTGTCGCTGGTACTCCTATCGCATTTAAGTACGACCTAAAAGGTAATAGCTCATTCGAGCAAACTATCAACTCAAGCCGTGAAAACGGTACTACATTTTTCGAGCAAACTGTTAACTTAACTTTAAAAAAGTTATCAGTTGCAGACCATAGACAAATTAAACTTTTGTCTTACGGTCGTCCACAGGTTATCGTAGAAGATAACAATGGTAACTTCTTCTACGCTGGTTTACGTAACGGTATGGAAGTATCAGGAGGTACTATCGTTACTGGAGCTGCAATGGGAGATTTAAGTGGTTATACTTTAGTATTATCAGGACAAGAGCCTGTGCCTGCTAACTTCATAAGCACTTCTTTAACAACTGCAGGATTTACTATTACTTCAGGAGTTTAGTTTTTTGTTGTTTGAGGTTTGAAACTGGGTGGGCTGATGTCCCACCCTTTTTCGTTTTAGAAACAAAACATATTAAAAAACGTTTATAGGTTATGGTAATTCTTAAAGAGAATAATACGGTTCAGCGTTTCACGTTTATCCCCACAAGGTTAAACGATGCGAACTTTATGTATATCACAAACGAAACGACAAACGAAACGATAACTAAGTCAATTTACGTAAAGAAAAAATCCTTTCATTCTTATTTTGATTTAGTTTTTGATTTCATTGAGCAAGGTCACTTTTATAGCGTAGAATTAAAATACTATGGTGTAATAGATGGCAAATTAGATTACTATTTAGTTCACCGTGATAAGATATTCTGTACAAATCAAGAGGTTGATACCTATTCGGTAAATAAAGATGTGTACAAACAAAACGATCAAAACATAATATTCTATGAGTAACGTTCACGTATTTAATTTTGAATCGCATAAACCGCCTCAATCCAAAGAATCTAACAAAGAGGCTTGGGTGCAATTTGGCGATGATAACGACTACTTTCAGTACCTAATTGACAGATATAATAATTCGAATACAAATAACTCGGTTATTAACTCTATTAATAAACTGATTTATGGACGTGGGTTAGACGCTACGGATTCAAATAAGAAGCCGAACGAATACGCTCAAATGAAAATGTTATTTAGACCAGAGGTTTTAAAGTGCGTAATTACGGACTATAAACTTTTAGGGCAAGGATATTTTCAACTTATCTATAACAAGGCAAAAGATTCTATTGTAAGAGTTGAACACGTTCCAGCTCAATTAATTAGAGCAGAAAAATGCAATGAGAAAGGCGAAATCACTGGGTATTATTATTCAGATAACTGGCAAGATGTTAAAAAGTTTATGCCTAAGCGTATTGGGGCTTTTGGTTATGGCGATAAAACGCTAGAAATTCTTTGTGTTCGTGATTATAGCGTAGGACAAAAATACTATTCTAATGTAGATTACATTGGTGCTTTGCCTTATACTCAATTAGAAGAAGAAATTGCAGATTATCTTATTAATGATGTTCAAAATGGTTTTTCGCCTACTTCAGTTATTAACTTTAATAACGGAGTTCCGGACGAAGAAAAGATGGCATTGCAAGCGGCAGACGTTAAGCGTAAGCTAACAGGTGCGAGCGGTGCTAAGATTGTAGTTTCATTTAATAGCGATGAGACTAAAAAGACTACAATTGACAATGTACCTTTAAACGATGCGCCTGCACACTATACTTATTTAAGCGAAGAATCGAGGGGTAAGATTTTGCTAGGTCATTCTATTACAAGCGGTTTACTTTTTGGAATACCTTCAAGCAATGGATTTAGTTCAAATGCGGATGAGCTTAAAAATGCGTCAATCTTATTTGACAATATGACTATTCGCCCTAAGCAGGCAACGGTTATAGATGCTATCGATAAGATTTTAGCATTCAATGCTATTAGCTTAAATCTTTACTTTAGGACTTTACAACCACTGGAATTTATTGACCAAAACCCAGTGATGGATTCGGCTACAATGGAAGAAGAAACAGGAGTAAAATTATCGTCACATTTAGATTTATTAGACGTTGAAGAATTTGGCGCAGAACTTGACCCTAACGAGTGGGAACTTATAGATAGCAGACCAGTATCATACGAAGACGAAGAGCGTTTAGACGAAGAGCTAGAGGCTTTAAACAACCCTCAAAAATCTATTCTTTCTAAGGTCTGGGAATTTGTTTCTACTGGAGTAGCAAGACCTGATTTAAAATCAGAACAAGACGGAAAATTATTTGCATCTCGTTACAGATATTCAGGTCAAGTGACAGATAAATCAAGAGAGTTTTGCAGAAGAATGTTAGCTGCAAATAAATTGTATCGCAAAGAAGATATAATGCGTATGAGTCAAAATCCTAACACTAATGAAGGGTGGGGACCGAAAGGCGCAAATACTTATGATATATTCCTTTATAAGGGAGGCGGAGCTTGTCACCATTTTTGGACTCGTGAAACTTATAAGCGTTTTATAGACCCAAGAAGAAAAGGAGCTACAGAAATAAGTCCTGCAACTGCTAGAAAAGCTGGTGAGATTTTACCTACCAATGATAGATTAGTTTATACGGCTCCTATTAATATGCCAAATCAAGGATTTTTAAAATAAAATAAAATGGCTCAAGCATTATTTGTTAGTCGAGACGATATTGTAAAATTCACTGCCCTAAATGGCAACGTGGACGTAGATAAATTTATTCAGTGGGTTAAGGTTGCTCAAGATACTCACATACAAGGGTACTTAGGCACTAAGCTATTTAATAAGATAAACGATGGCATAGTAGCTAGTAATTTAACTAGCCCTTATACAATGCTTTTAAACGTGTATATTAAGCCTATGGTTATCCACTGGTCTATGGT